AAGTACGAATATTATTATCTTCCAGCCACTTTATAAAAGCCGCTGTTGCCTTATCGCTAGTTCCAGAAACGTGATGCAGAGGCTTCTTAAGTTGTTGTGCTATATTTATGGTTAAGGCACTTCCCGCATCTGTTATGTTTTCACTAAAGAGAACTGTTCCATCAGAATTTACTATATTCTGCCTAGTTCGGGATCCATATCGTGACCCCGCTTTCGGGAAATCCTTCGCATCTGCCACCAAGCCGAACTGTTCACCCTGCTCCGGCTTCGGTCCCAATGTCGTATCCCACCGATACGTCGCGGTACCCCCCGTGGGTATACCCAAGTCCTGAGCAGCCAACAACCCGGCCTCATCAGCACCATTCTGACCCCCAGAAATGATACGAGTCAGCCCAGACGAATGCGTAGGTACCGGTTCCGGTCCCTTTTCGAAACGAACCTGCCGCTGCATTTGAGAATCTATCCTACGGAACGTCAAATTGATTCGTGGCCCAGTATTCTTACCACCAATCAGCGAATGCTCCCAGTTGGCATTCACGCCTTCCATCATCGCAAGAATGTCACCTTGGGCTAGTTCAATAACCGGCCCCGGTTCACGATCAGTATCTTTCCAGCCGTATTTTTTACCGGTGCCCTCTCCTACACGTTCACCTTCTTTAGTAGCACGCTGAGGCCGGAATTCGAAATGGCGTGTATCACCAAAGTTTACAGAAACAACGATCTGTTCAGGATCATAGGTATTTCCCAACTTGTCATTATGAAACCCCAATGTAGTGTTGCCATCTTCGTAACGCTGAGCGATAACAAGATCAAACTCGTAACCGGTAATAGCCTCCACGCGGCGCTTGATCTCTGCAACAACAGGCGTCCAAGGCTGCGCCACAAAGTTCTTACCCGTGTAAGAATACTCTGTACCGGCATCACCCATGACGCGAGTCAACGGCTTTGGATACTGCGGATTATCAATATTCAAATGAGAATTCTGCCAACCAGATGTCCCCTTGAGCCTCTCGAATGTAGCGACCCTGTAACGACTGTAATTGCTACCTGAAGTCCAATTCTCCGCGACATGCTCCACCGGTAGATTTATCAACTCTGCAAAGTCCTTCTTCCCAACCGTTGCAGCAGGAACAATTCCAGTGACCCTTACCGGATAAGGTGCAGAACCGCCCTTAATATCTTTTCCTCGCTTCTCACCACGAAGTTTGCCGTCGTTAATCAATTTCTGTTCGACCTTACCGGGCTTCTTGCGGTAGGAAGCCTTTGGCCTAATCAGAATAAGGTCGCCCACATCGACTCCGGTGAGCGGACCAGCACCACCCGTCTTGCTAAGTTCATGGACTTCGCCAACCTCTGTTGAAGAATGGTAAGCGAAAGGATCAGAACTAGATTGACTTGCGCGATGACTGTAACTTGAGGTTTTCGTTTTCTTTGTTCGCTTAGGCATAGCGACCGCCGACTGCTTACCATCAACAATCATTTCATACTGATTGTCTAGTACGGTAACCGTTTTCTTCACATCCAACTGATTGAACTGAGCCGTTTCAGGAGTTCCCTTTCTTTTAGTTCTGTAAAGCGGGTCGATTGGTGACGGCGGCGCAGAAGCAATTTCACTATCCAAGATATCGAATGGCACATCGATAATGCCCTCATGGTGTTCCATCTTCGCCCCACCAATATCAACCAAAGCATCAGTGTTACGCACCGGGATTACAGATGGATCAGCAGAAGTAACCGGCTTGACAGAAGATGGCTCTATTATCCGTGAAGTCAAACCCCTGAATGCAAGTAGTTGTTCTGCACCCTCATTTGTCAAGAACATGATGTCACCAGTGTTACGGTGCCGCCATTCGTTCAATATCTGGTAACTATCTGCACTCGCTAGTTCCGTAAACCCGGTTCCGAATGTGTCAGGATTAGTGCTAACGAACGGGAAATCGTTTTCAGTGAAGCCACCGATTCCACGCGGTGTAACAGAATCCCCGCTTCGAACATCCCAGCCCCACAGATTGGTTGGCATTTCTGCTTTCGGGAAAAGATTCAGTTGGCTACGAACCAGCCTCCCAGCAGGAGAAACCTCTCCACCAGATTTAGCATTAAAATCAACTGGGACACCTCTAGCATTAGCCTCGTTCGCTGTCTCTTGGAAACCGGATGGGATCCGATTCTTCAATCTTTCAGCCTTGGCCTCTGCCATTTTCTTTGCAACCACTTGTGCATTCAAGTTAGCCAATGCTTCCGGGTTGTCTTTGAACTCATCCCAAGTCAAGCGTGGAATAACCGATTCAGCCTTAGGAGCAGTCCTAGACTGCTGGTATAGCGGCCAGACAGTATCGATTGAATCCATACGCCTATTCAATTCGTTCTGACGCCATTCTTTAAATTCTCTATTTACTGGAGAAAGCGACACACCCTTTTCAGCAGATAGACCCTCTATCTGCTGTAGATAGTCTTTCAATTCCTCTGGACCAAATACAAGTTTTTCGGTAGAGGCGACATCGCCAGCCGTCTGCACATGATCGCTAAGCCACGGAGCCAGCGGCAACCTGTCCCTACCGGGGAAATCGTTGATGTCTCCTATCGGTTCTTTAATAAGTTTACGCTTAGGGATAAGGTCATCTTCTGCGTGCGTAAAGATCCGTCGGAACCCGTGCTGCCCCACTGGCCCATCACCAACAGTTCCGATGATGTCGCGCACATCATCAATCGGTACACTCGGGCCAATACCCTTTTTAGCGGTGATAGGGGCATCACCAAAGCGACGCCAAATAGCGTCTTCGAACTCACCCCATGTACGAGTACCATCACTGTACTCATTGACCAAATCAACTACACGTTCTATGCGTGCACCAAATAGATCGTATGAAGGAGCGATCTCCCTTGATGGAACACTCTCATAGTAAGACTTGTAAACGTTTTCGTACTGGGCAACTCCAGTCATCGATGGTGAGAAGAAATACTGGACAACAGACTGGTCTTCAAGCATGGCGAATCCACGCAATGTTTCTATAATCTGTGCTTCCACATACTCACGCTGATTAATAACATACTTTCCGAGAATCGTCGGTTCGCCTGTTTCCACATCCCGCACTGAATCAGTCCTCAGTTCCCAAAGAGGACTACCATCACCGTTTTCATCCAGTATTTGCTGCCACCGACTATCCATGCCTTCGGTAGCCATCCACTGATCGCCCTGCACGAACACTCTTGGCGGGATTGCCTGAGGAGCGGAAACACCAGAAGTTGGAATCCGGTTACCGGCGTTTACACCAAAGACCTGTCCGAACGCGGCGTCAGCATTATATTCGGGTTTGCTAACGATACGCTCCCAGACCTTTATATTATCTGGAACCTGCTTAGAGGCTTCTAGCGCCCCCCTGATTCCTTCAATGGGAATAGCGTGTTCCCCCTTGAGCCATTTATGCCACCGCTGAATAGCAAGCCCGGCGTTTTTGGCAACCTTCGGTTGGTGTGAACCCGCCAGCAAAGGTACGTTGATATCATTGACTGAGGCCTGTGAAGTATTTGCCAAGAATATTTGAACAGACTGATACACCGACTGTGGACTATCTGTCAAACTAGGTGCTTGCGCCAGCGCACCCGGCGCTTCCGTCAAGTACCCCGACAACCATTGTGCAGGTAACACCGACCCGTGCGGACTGTTGGCAGGATTTATGCTTTGGATAAACATAAGTGCCGAATTTTCTGATCCAAGATAGAACGTCAAGAATTCTTTCAACGAATCAAACATCGCTTCTCCAGCAGGTGTTGATCCATATTCAAACATGTACGCCAAATTCAAGGCCTCAGAAGCCGTTGTATCCGGGTGGAACAACCGTAGTTCTGCTTCAGTAGTTGGCTTTTGCATTCTCCTGAATACAGGATCTACACCATCAGTACGAACCAGAGAATGCAATCGCTGTCTACCATCCAGACTAGCGAATTCACTTGTGCCAGATGCGATCGCCCGCCGTGCAACAACCGCACTATTCGTATCAAACAATTTCGGATCCAAATCTCTAAATGAAAGCAACGAAATCATTTCCCTTTGACCCACCAGATCATCGGAAGCAAAGATCGCTCTCAACATGTGTGCAACATCATCTTCTTTTGTAGTCGTCAAAATATAGTCGGCTGCTGTTGACCAATCCCAATCTATGATCTGGTTATTTCTCTCACTTGGGAAGATGCCATTTCCAATCCAATTCGTTTTCTCTCCCTCAAGCAAGCCACGCAGATAACCACGAGTATTGGTCGTAGATTTACTCACCATTTCATAAGCAAGCCTGACAGAGCGTGCAGCATTTTGTGTAGCAGACAAAGCCGGATCCGACTCAACTGTTCTACCCAAGGTCTTCCAAAGAGTATTGAAACGCCCCTCCGTCAAGGGTCCGACACTGTGAGCCTGTTGACGAGCAAGAAGCCCGTACGCTGGCTCATTCGCCCACTGATTAGCGATGTGTTGAGTAGCCGCTTGGACATTATCCATCAAGCCTGTTTCAACGCCCGATCCGAATCGCCAACTCAATGCGCTTTCTGAATGATCCAACTGCAATTTCTCAATCATTCCCAGATCGGCCAGATTCTCACCAGCAAGCAACTTCTGCTGTAGAGATGGCCGTTGCGCTAGATCGTAATACTGTCTATACGGAGTCAGGATTCCATCCAACAGAGGTGCCGAAAGGAATTCGAAACCTACCATCAATCTGGCAGTATGAAGATTTTCTATTTCGTTTCTGCGTAGGATCCTTGCTGCTGTTTCATTGAACGGGGCTACACCAATTGCCTTCAAAGGCGCAGGCATCGCTTCCGCCCCTGCATGTAACATACCTGACATCTCATGCGACACCATTTCAGCAAACTGTTCCAGCGCCCGCATCCGCCGACCAAAGATTTGCGAAGCCCCCGAAGCGGTATTCCTTTCTGTCGCAGCATTCAACATCGCAATATCTCTTTGCTCTTGCGTCAGACCGTGCCAGTTGGGGTTTTCCTGTATGCCTATTTTCAACGCCTTCGCATTGGATGATTTGCCACGGCCAATCGTCAACATGTCAAGTGTGTTTCGGAAAGCCCACAACGGCCCCCGTCCGATCCACAGATCGCGTGTTTCACGACCCGTCTGCTTGTAACCGGCACCCCTCAGGTAAGTATCTTCTGCCGCATCAAGCGGACTGACAGCAATCAGATCCGTTGATTCGATAGAAGGCCCACCGATTCTTGCACCCTTGTCCTGAATAATCCGATTACCGTACTGATCCCAAATCTTTTGCCGATTCATAGCAGCATTTGAAAGTTTCGAATCAATATAGAAGGTCGGCCCGTTGTTCAAAACAGCAATCAAAGCCTCATCAAGCGCATTCCTTGGAGCAAGCCCAAACTTGAACAAGGTAGCAGGAACCCATACCTTCTGAAAAAGCCTGTCAAGTTGAGCCAAACCGACCCGGTATCCCAGATGACGCATGTACGACATGTACTGGGTCATAGCCCCGATCTGTCTCCAATCAGGAATAATATTTGCCTGAGATGTCATTCCCTCATGCGCCACAGCAGGGCTTATGGAACGAGGCATCAACCGTCCCCGCGATAGGAACTGGTCTGCACCCGTGTTCCCATAGATCATTTCAGAGCCACGAACGAAGTTGTCCCACATCAGTTTGGCGTCCTTACCGCCATACCTGATGAAACCGCTACGGCCCATCCACTCTGTTACAACATCAGTAACGATGTCCCATCGCATAGCCTCGCTACTATTGACAAACCGTGAAAGGTAAACATCTATTGTCTTTCTGGGCATACCAGACCGAAGGCCCATTTTAATAAATGCATCAAATTCTCGTATGGGCTTGGCGGCATTAATATTGTTACCAACAACATCTAGGTAACCACCTTGCGGCACATGCGTAAACAATGATTCGTGAATCCTGAAAGGCGTTGCAGCAAGTTCGTATGCAGCAACAACTGCCGCATCCTTAATTTTGCCTAGAGAATCATAAAACTTATTCTCAACAACAGCCGTATGAATTCTGTGCTTCAAGAACCATTTAAGATCCGCCGCCGACATCCCTGCCAGATCGGCTACTTCCTTAATAGAAAACTCAGTAATCGCAGTCAACAACTCGTTCGGAGTTGTGAAGCCAGCCTTTTGAAGATTGGTTCGGAACGGACCAACATCGTAACTATGATCAGTCAGCAACTCATCCCAAGTTTTTTCTCCAGTTCTTACAATCTGCTCTGGAAACTTCTCTAGCAGCAATGCCTCCGTGCTACCCGGTGGGTGCAGATACCCCAAACGCCGATTGTGCACATAGTTGATACCCTGTCGCGCGAAGGCAGGATTGTGCTGTCCCCCCGGACCCGGAAGTTGATCCCAGTAAACAAGGGCTGAAGATAGATCCGGCCAATTGGTTTTCAACTTTTCCATGATTTCGTCAGACAAACGAAGTTCGTCAGGCAAATCATCCAATGACTTCTTCTCTTCGGTAACCCACCTATAAATGCCTTCCAAATTCTTAACAGTCGTTTCTGCTTGGGCAGCAGAAATACGATGAAGTATCACAACATCTTGAAGAGTGATGCCCCCATAAGCGGCGTGTCCCCCCTGCATCAATTTGTCTGTTTGATGCTTCGGGTCAGCCAACAATCTATGAATGTCATATTCTGACAAACGAAGTGCCGCATCACTCAAACCCGCGAATTGAGGGTACGCCTCAGGTGCAACAGTGAACTCTCTTATATCGTCAAATATCGTTTTCGCTGCAATATCCGCTTGCGTCGATACCCAAGTGTTCGTGATTTCCGCCCACATACTTGGAACTTCGTTGCGTACCGCATCAGCCATCGAATCAAATTTGTCTCCTCTGCGAAGAAGAGAATTCTTGAGTGCGACTGCACGCAACCTCGCCTTAGCAGCATAACCTAGTCTTGGTAGAAACAATTTCTGAGGAGTGTACCCACCAAGTAGGCGTGCCCCTATTGCTTCTGCTCCACCGTAACTAGCGTAGAAGTCCCAGACACCATCGTAACTATCCAGTCCGGGTCGGGATGTAAGAAGTTCAGCACCAGTTATTGGATCATAGTCATCTGGATCGAAGTCGAATCGGGGGTCAGGTACTACGTCTTCAAAAGTTCCGTCTGCCCGCACTTGGCGGACTAGGCGGGGTGGACCGTCATCGATCCCCGCCGTCCCACCAAACGGACCCCATTGTGATTCCATATGATACTGCTTGAACAACGGGTAGGCATCCCGCCACACTGGGCCTCTAGCCGCCAGCATCCTCAATGCAGGATCAGGTTGAAAGAACGCTTCACCCTTAGAAGCCGCCTCCATCGCCTCACGCGCCCATTCGTTGCGTAACCGAAATGCCTCGTTGATGTATTCTACGTTTTCATTAACTCCCCTTAAGTTCATCCGGGTACTTGGCGATATCTTATTCAACCAGTCATGCTCATCTCCACTAGCAGCATTCTCAGCCCATTCTTTAAAGTTCTTTTTAATTCCAACATTCGCATCAAGCAACATGTTGTTGGTCATTGCCGACTTTCTACCTGCCGTGGTAATCGGCATATCGGCGTTCTTAAGCGCAACAGCCTCATCGTAGGCTAGAAGACTCGCGGCAGCCTGATGATGTTGGCGTACCGTTTCAGCCCAACCCAGCCCGGTACCCGATGTTACACCTGCATGGACTTTCCCCAAGCGCCGTGTATTCGCCCAAACATCGACTACATTAAGTGGATCAAATAGTATAGACCCAAACATTTCGGCAGTAATACCAGCAACAACGTGCCCCCCTGTCCAGAAACCAGAAGCATCAGTTAACGGAGCCTCCGGCTGGCCCCTCAAACCACCAAAGTATGTGGGGACATCGTAAACCATGTCTTCCCAGCCGTTCATCGCATACTGCCCTGCGTTGATATTACCTTCATGCAGGTATTCTTGTGCAGCCATCCATTCAGAGGATGTCACGACATCACTTGACAGGAACTCCACCTGTGATGCTAATGCTTCAGCAGTATTGCCACCGTTCCGTCCAAGAAAATGTTCGTAGATGCCTTCTTTGGGACTCCCATAACGAGAAATAGAAATAAGTATATTAAAATGCTCATCATTATTTAATACATCGTAAGCCTTTGTTTTCGATTCTGTAGTAAACGAAGCACCATGATGTTCCGAGTTATCCCAATATTCTTGAAAGTTGAAAACATTGAACATGTGAAGTTGGGTAGCATCTTTATCTTTAGCATTATCAACCATGGTGCGGAACATGCGTGAAGAAAAACGCTCAGCCGATAGAACCCCCTGCCACCCCATCTTGATGGAGTCTGAAATGGTTTGTGTCGTTTGAGCCGTCAACCAAAACGGTGAAGTCAATATTGTTGCTGCTATATCATCGACAGGCTTACCCATTTTCTTATTCGCAATTTGTCCCCAGTCGCCGGGGTTCCACCAATCAAGATGGTCATGCGGCTGCTGATAACCATATGACCGCAGAAATTCTTGTGTCATAGGATTGAACGTACTGAACTCTGCTTTTTGGTAACTATCAGAATGTTTCTTAAATGTTTCAATAGCACTATGGGCTTCAGACTCCTTGAATCCTGTAAGCCAAGCATCAAGCATGTCATTATCGCTAAGGTCGCTGATTGCAAGGTCTATCAAAACCTGCGGATCGCTTATCAAATAATCTCTAGCACCATTTTTGTGCAACAACATCATACGCGCATTTGCAATCTGATGTTCAGCCGCCGTGAAAGTAGGGCTAGGTCGCCTAGAGGTGGGTATATACTGCCCACCCCCTTCTACGTCGGGTCCACTCGCCCCAGTGGTCATATGTACTTACCTGCGAGCAAACGCAGGCGATCCGCAGCAAACGCAAGATCGGGATCATCCGGGTTGTCTTCCATCAAACTTTCAAAAACTTTGGAAGCAGCAGCATTCTGTCGCTGTTTCATTATCGCAACCTCTGTTCCCTTGCGCTTCTCCGCCCCCTGCATAAGTTCAATCATAGGCATATCATCTGGTGCATTAAGTGACTGAATATCGGGGGTATAAGCAAGGGCAGCGTCCAACGCTTCCGTTGGCGGGCCGGAAGTTGCCGCAGCAACCGGGCCAGTTGGTCCCTGAAGAACAGGAGTTCGGTTATCGGGAAGTCCACCAAGCGCCGCCTGTGCCGACATCGCCTCCTCTCCCTCACTGTACCCCATCTGACCAGCAGTACCCATAGGCGCTGTTTGAGTGGGCTGAGTTGCTTGTCCGGCAGGATTCGCCGGTCTGTTGCTTCTTCGGCTACCACCCATCAGGCCACACCTGCCGCCAATGCCTGCTGCATCTGGGCTAGTGCCTGCTCAGGGGCCATCTGCTGCTCAGGAGGGGCTGCCTCCGGGGCCATAGCCTGCGGTGGACCAGCCAATCCCATAGCCTCTTCAGGAGCCATTACCTGACCCTCTTCAGGAGGCGGTGCGGCGGCTGCCTGCTCCTTACGGATTTCCTCATCCGCCGCCTGAATGGATTCAAAGATATCCAAACCCTTCTTACGGTGCTTTTCGATCTTCGCTACATACAAGATTGGCAAAGCACCCTGTGCGGTCTGCTGTTGGATACCAGCCATAACAGCCTCTTCCAACGCTTCCTCATCAACCCTTCGTCCTTCGGCTTCAGGATCCTCAATGAATGGATGCCGAACACGGAAAGTATTGAGACTGATACCTTTCATCTGCAAGAGTTGACCCAACTGAATCGTTGTTCCTTGAATATCGGCACCGGGTATCGAATGCGATACTACATTATCGTAAGTTTCGAAGTGTTCACTTGGCTGGAATTTGACCTGCCCATTGTCACCGATAGCACCTGTGAAAGTTACAAACTTGCGTCGGTTCCAGTACCCCTTGTAGGTAGCGAAGATACATTCATTCAAATAGGGAAGATGCGCTTCCATGATTTCTTGAAGTTCCTGTACCCTTGGATCAATAGAAGCACCCATGAGAGCATCAATCCCCCGACCAGTGCGAAGAGCGCCGTATGACTCCCCTCCGATCTGGGGTACTGTCCCTGTCGAAACGCGGGCATTGCGTTCGAGTCTATCGATTGCGATGTTGGTCTGCTGGTCCGGTGCGCCTCGCAACTCTCCGATGTGTTCCGCATCCAACAAGACATTGACTTCACCTTCTCGTCCATCTTTCCATTCTCCGCCCACAATCATTGGCACCTGACCAGATCGGCCAATGATGTAACGATCAGGGAAAATTGCCTTTTCCTGTGCAATCAATTCCAATGCCATCAACTTCGCCATCAAATCGACCATACCGACAACATTCGATACAGATGATGCGATGCGGTCAAGGGTGATCCGTCCGGGTGTCACCACGCAGGGCATACCCGCCTTGTTCGGGTAGCGCGACAACTCCAACTGTGCGGAATGCAACGGCTGGGTCCACTGGGTACGGGTATAGCGCGGCCCCATAATTCCAATAACGATATGGTATTCGTCAATCCATTCGGCAACATCCCATAGTTCCTGACGGGCATGGTCATCTGATCCGATAGGTCCACCATTCTCCTCACGAGAACTCGGGTAAGCCCTACGCAACCAGTCGCCAGATTTGCCATAAATAAATGCACAATTGTTGGGCATGTCATAATTTTCGGCAGCCTGCGGTTCAGGGAAGACTCCCAAAGGATCCCTTACTTCGATCTTTGGCATTTCCAATTTGAAATCAGGATAAACAACAAGTGCCGTAGTTGCATACCCGGCAAGGTGCCGGTAAGCACGGCGGCTCTTAACCTTGTACTTGTTTCTATACCAACAAGAAGTTAATGCACGTTTACGAATATCGGCATACTGGCGAGAACCCCGCCCTCGCTCCTTGCCGGGATCCAAAGCAGGACATCCGATATACGGAGTAACTGATGCTGCTCGCTGTGCTATAGCATCAATGTTCTCAGAGATCAAGGCCGGAGTGAGCGGTGGCAGTACCGGCTCTTCATCCATCGACGGCAACGGAATCACATAATCGCCATTATAGCGATCCTTAATATCCATCATCCGTTTCAACAACGGTGACTGCTGCTCCTGCCGAAGCCGGATAATCCCTACGATTTCCTCAAACGTATGCATTAGCGAATCCTAAAACTAGTTTTGGTTTTATGCCACGGTAATGCTTTATAGTTGAATTGGTTTGTGTCCACGCTGAATGCTTGCTTTCTCTGCCGCCAAAGAATCCAAATAAACCATAGAGCCATGACTTGATCCTGCCTTAGTCTAGTACCTCTTTTAAATGGCCTCCAAGATTTAAGTTGTCTAATTAATTCATCCGCCTGATGGCGTGTCGGCGGATCATCCGCATAAGCAATATCCATTTCTCCCCGCATAAACGACAACGCCATCGAAGGAACGCCAATTGTTTCATCGTATTTGTTGACTCCGGTGAGATGCTCTCGAATACGGAATCCGTACTGTTCAGTCATTTCGATCAACCGCTCATCACGAGCAAGCCCCTTCTGGAACACCATCGCTTCAATGACTACATCTGAAACAGTTGCACCATTTCTCTGACAGCGAAGAATGGCGTCTTCAACAACCCCAAGAATCTGTTCATTCCGAGTCAACCCAATATCTTCTCGTACAAAAAGAATCTTCAGTTTGCCTTCATGCGGAGTTGCGGCAACAACACAATTGTTGGAACCAAGCGCAGGATCCAATCCGATATAAACAGTACAATCCTTTGGTGGATCATGCAATGTTGATCGAAGCGGATTCAAACACTTCTGAATTGATTCGTCACTAAAGGTCGCTTCAGAAGCCGATGAAGGCTGCTGCATATAGTTACGGGACCATGCCTCCTCACCGACCTTGCGACGGATACGTTCCAACGCTTCCATTGGAAACATTTCAGGCCACAATGGTTCCGGTTCACCCTGATCATTCGTAATGATCGCTGGGAAACGGATCACATTGAGAATATCGCTATCGATTTCCTTCATTAGCCGTTCATAGAAATCATCTTCACCGACACGGGTACCATTAATGCTGGTACGCCCCCTCTCGCCGGGACGAGTCAACCAGTCCTGACGGAAGATATCGAACATCTGTTCGGTCAGGTTAAGAGAAACCCTTGACTGAATATCATCAATGTGTAGGTGATCGGTTCGGGTACCAGCAATCTTGGATCGCCAACCCAATGAAACCATCGAATAGTCGCGTTCATCATGCCGTGCCTTCTTGAAAACATTGAAGTAATCGGCCCCCCACGCCTGCGAGGTCTTACGTCCAGACTGATTCTGGGGAACAAACGGGCCGTACTTTGCTACATAACGGGGGAATGGGCCAGTCGGTTCCATACGGGACCGGATACGCCCAAGGATCTTACGGGCCATGTCCTGCCCCTCAGACCCAACCGTGATTCGAAACTCAGGGTTAGTAGCCAATTTGTAACAGAAGTAATCTTCTGCAAGAGTTGTCTTACCATGCTCCGGGGGCCAAAGAATCAGAGTGATATTACCGGGAGGAGTATTTTCATATGCCTCTATTGCCTTTAAATGAAACCACGGAGATGAGTGCCCAAAGTATTCATGGCGGAAAGTTTGGAAAGAACCATCTTCTTCAATTGGTTGACCGCTGGATTCCAATGCTTCCATGCGGATAGCATCAGCCTTAGCACTAAAATCAGGGATGCGTTGACGCCACTTCTCATAAGCGGATCGTGTAACACCCGCGATCAAGCAGGCATCAGGGATCATGCCAGTATTGGCAAGGGCTTCTAAAAACAGTTCTCGTGTCTTTAGCCCACGATCCTTTGCAGTATTACTCACGAATGATCAAATACCGATTTGGCGACTTCAAGTTCAATCACTTCCGCAGCGATAACAACATCGGTACTAGCAATCTTGACCGTATGCGTACCAATCTGATCCAGATCAACATCGACATAATAGATACCGGTACCACTACCACCGACAACAGTCGGAGTCGCATTCGTTCCATTGGGTTTCCGCTGCGAACAGGTCGCCGTAGTAGCCACATTCGTACCAGCAGACTTGAACGTGGCAGTAACTCGTACTCTGTCACCCTTATCGTATGTAGCCATTAGACACCTACCAGTAGTTCTAGCGTATGTTGCACTTCTTCGGCTTTTGACGATCCTGTTACATTTGTAACAGTAAGGACAAGTTCCGGCTGAGGAACCTTGCGGATAAGTACCGGCTGATTCAATGTTGCGGTACCAGTAATCGCACCAGTAACGAATGCTTCTTCGATAACGTCAGCAGTTACCGTAGCCGCACTGGTGATAACACCTATTATCGGCCTTTCCCTGATAACTGCTGCAACAACCGTACCCGTAGCCGTGATATCTCCGGCAATGGATGCTTCTTCAATAATCGTTGCGGTAACTGTTGCTGTAGCAGTAATCGCTGCTGTCAACCCGGCTACTTCGATAATGGCCGTTACAACCGTGGCTGAACCGGTGATCGCCGCCGTAATGGAGGCTTCTTCTATTACATTCGCTGTGACCGTCGCCGCACTAGTAATCGCACCCGTGATCGCATGAACCTGTATTCCCTGATAGGAATAAACGGTACTTCGATAGTCGATGCCGGACTGGCGATAGTCAATAGCCATTACAGCCGCACCTCATCCCCAGCACACATTGAGTACGGGCCGTCGGCATCAACGTAATGAACAAACAACTGAACGTGGAACGCATCCGGTGGGCCGGTCATCGGCTCCCGCCAATGCTCCACCTCGCACCCCCGGTAGACAGCCATCTCACCGGGGCGCTGAGTGATCTGTTCGCCTTCGATGAACAGCGGCCACGACTCGTCCTGATTGGTGCCGACCAGTAGGCTGCCTGACACCTCACAGGCCGCCCGGTCCTTGTGCTTCTCCAAGATCGCGCCCGGTCGGTAGACCCGCATGTAGGTGTAGGTCGGTAGCAGGGTGAGGCCGGTGACTTCCTCCATGCGGGGCCAGAGGCGGGCGTGGA